TTCCCACTTACGTTTAGCTTTACCCGTGCTATTACTTGATTGCTTCTCAGATGTGTCAAATAACTGCATTTGGTCAACCATCGCTTTCTCCTCCTTCTTGCATAGCCTCCTTGCGCCCGGCGATCACGCCGAGGAAGTAGGCGTTGCTCCCCCGCAGGTTCTCGTAGCAGGCGCAGCGCGTCGCGTTGCCGGGTGCCATCGGGTTTCCGCCGCATTGCATGACGCACGCCCACTCGTGGATACACTCTCTGCATGACCGGCCGGAGGGCGCTGGCTTTGCTCGTCTCGGCATGATTATTCCTCCTTCCGTTCGCGCATTGGCGCCCCACAGTGCGGGCAGTATTCGAACCGGTGTCTCGCAGTATGCCTCCCACACCGGGAACACGCCATCATAGAGGCGCTGTACCTCACCCATGTCGCCGGTTCCCGTTTTGGCTCAATAATCTTTTTCGCTTCTTCATAGGCGATAGGGGACAGGCCGCTATCTTCGTACTGTTTCAGGCGTTCCCACACCTGTCGTTGCGTGCAAGCGTTGTTATACGGGCACGGCAGCTCCCGGCACTGAGCAATGCCGCAAAAATTGCCGTCAAATGTCAGCCTCTCCATCACTCCACCTCCTGCATCCAGAACTTGCGACGGCAATCGTAGCAAAAAGTCTTGTGGCACTCTTGCCCGAGCCGAAAAGCTGCCACGAGACGGCACGGCTTAACATCGATGATGCCGTCAACTAATTCCGCTTCCGGCCACTGCTCCAGAAACGCATCCTGCCGCGTCTTGCGCGGATGCTCCTTTGACCACTTCTCGACGATTTCCACGACCTTCCCAACGGCTTTGCCGGAATCATCAACCATGTTACGCATCTCATTGCATTCTCTCGTATAAACAAGCGGGCAACCATCACAGTCGCCGTCTGCCTGCCAATATCGGTCACACATCCGGTTCCGTTCTTCGATAAATTTCAGCGCGTCCATGCTCACACCCCCACGCGTATCTCATTCAACACCACGCCATCTTCAGAAGCTGGTTGATAGCAGTTAAACAACACATCATCAATGTCACACATACAGCATGGTTTACCGTCGCAAGCGCTCGGCGGGTAAAATACGCAAGTATCACAAAGCATTATTTTCGCCCCCTTACGCCACGCCGAACAGCTTAAATGCAAGCCACAGGATGAAGCTCAAAAGCCAGCCAGCGGCGAAAAGAAGTAGCGCACGCGCGGTGTTATAAACAATAAATGCTGCACCTTTATCAAATTTTTTCTTGGTTTCTGCATCGCCAAAAATTTTCATATCAGTTCCTTTCTTTGTCCGTTAAAAGCGACTGCCCGCTATTTGGTGCCATGCCATCAGAAAGCTGCTGGATGATCTGCTGAAGCGGCAGCGAAAGCACCTGCGCTTCCTGTTCGCGCTTTGCCACGATTTCATAACACTGCCGGAAATTTGCCCGGTCTGCTGTTGGATTCTCCGACAGGCACAAATTTGTAAAGCCAAGGCGTTCAACCGTTTTCCGTGTCAACGGGCTAAGTGACGCAAGCGCTTCTTTCGGCCTGTAATAGCCGTATCTGCTGATTGCTTTGCAGGTTTCTTCCCACGCTTCGCCCCAATCCGGGAGCTTGCCGTTTTGGATTTCTGCGGCAAGCTCTCTGATCTCGGCAATGGAAGGTGACCATTTATTTGTGGCCACCCATTTATTCAGCGTAGCTTCGGCAACCGGATAGGGGATATCCATAAGCTGCCGAAACCACAGTTCCATTGCTTGACTGTTGGGCAAAAGATTTTCTTTGCTGTAATAGGTACGCAAGGCAGACGCGAACAGGGCAAATTCTTTTTTGTCCATTATGTTTCACTCCAATTCTCTGCCATAGTGTAAAAGTCGTTCAGTTCTTCGGCCTTTGTCTGCCGATGATAGCCACCGGAAGCCGGTTTCCTCTGGCTCTGCTGAAGCCGGTCAAAAATAATGCCTTTCCAGTTGTTGGCCATGCATTCATCAATCAAGCTGCAAACAGCATCATCGCCGTATTGCATGGCCTTGTTTTCAACCTGACGCAAAAGGGATTTCATACCCTGTTCTTTGTACGGCTCTTTGCGCTCGGTCTTATATTTGACCCATTCGCCCATTTTGGCCTGAAGCGAATCAGAAAGAAGATAGTCGGGAAGAAGCCGCGCGAAAAGTGTGTGTGTGGTTTCTCTTACACTCTTATTCTCTTTCTTATTCTCTTTCTTATCTTCTTCTATATCTTCTTCTGAACGGCTAACATTAGCCTTACTGTTAGTCTTACAGTTAGCCTTACTGTTAGTCTTACAAGAAAGAAGCTTCTGCTTTTCTCGGTATTGCCGCATATATTCTCGCTGACTTCCCCTTTTCCTTTCGAGCTGGTCAAGGTTTTGGTGCTTGCCCCAATTGGGGATAGTAATTACACCGTCAACAATTTCAATCATGCCGAAGTTTTCGAAGGTCTGAAGCGCAAGCTGCACCGTGCTTTCCTTTCGCCGGAAGATAGTAGCAAGCATTTTATCCGTGTATGGAATTTTGTCATTCATCATGAACACGCCGCTATTATTCATTTTCCCGGCAAGGCAAAGCAGCTTGAACCAGATCACGATTATGGAATCCGCTTCTGGCAGACTTTCAATCAGCAGGATTTTTTCATCGTCGAAAATGTCCGTGGTGATCTTAATCCACTTAACATCAGCCATCTGCATCACCTGCTGCGACAATTGAATACTGTGCGTAGCTGGTAGGTTCGCCATAGCGATTTTTGCCGCTGACCATTTCTTTTCTGATTGGAAAGCCCAGCTTTTTCAGGTCGCTGATACGGGATGCAAGGCGCATGATTCCGTATTCGGTCATGGCTTCTGCCGATGTGATACTTCCGAAATCCTTCATGTGCCGCAGCACACGTTCACACTGTGTCATCTGCATCACCTTTCAATTCCAAGAATTTATTCAGATACCAGATAGCCTTTTTAACGTCCTCTGCGCCGTTTTTATATTCGCAGCGCCAGATGTACTTAAACGCTGCAATCTTGCAGTACACGGCAAGCTGGGAAGCTCCAAAGGCAGATTTCATTGCGTCAATGCATTCAATCCCGCCCTGCGTGTAATGGGATGGATGATTGACGACATCGTTTTCTGCTTCCGGTTCTTGGATGGTTGCCGGTTCAAACATATCCGGTCGCGCGTTGTATTCTTCCGAATCGGTTGCGACCGTGTTTTTGCATTTTCGGCAAGGATAATCACTGGACGCAAGCGCATCATACTTACACAGTTCGCATTCCATCACAGCACCGCCTTTCCTGTAATTCCTGTGATAAGATCAGAATACGGAAGCGATTCAATCCAATCACAGAACGTGTGCCATTCATCAAGCTTGTGATTGCGCCGGGCGTGGTAGATGTTTTGCAGCACGGCATAGTTAAGCATGACAGTCCGCCGCTGGTTGTAGCTTTCTGGAAGTAACTGCAAGATTGAATACCAAATCTGTTTTTTACTTGCTTCGTTTTCGCAAGCGAAATATGAATCGCGCAATTCATTCAGCATATCAACCAGTGGCCTCGCGACTTCTTCAAATACATTCACAGATTCCGCATATTTGTATTTGTCGTTGATTATGTCATTCACACAGGTATGCGAAACACCATACTTGATCGCGAGCTGCCGTCTGCTAAACATTCCAGAATCCCAAATGCGCTTGATTTCCTCGCGCTGTTCAGCCGTAAACTTTCCCTGATAGGTTTTTGCTGGCTTAGGCTGTAAGCCGTTATCCACGGCGTGTTTTTGGTTTTCGGCCCTTGTAACCCATTCAAGATTATCAACGGCATTATTCATTTTGTTCCCGTCGATGTGATTAACTTCCAGCTTCTTTTCGTAGTTTGGGATAAACGCTTCTGCAACAAGACGGTGGACAGGAATTTGCTTCCCGTGAAGTGTGGCCAAAATATAATTGTCGCTGTGAACGCTTCCCGAAAGGATTCTGCTGCCGTGCCTTACTCGCCCCTGATTGCTCACATCATAGTCAGCGTCAATCCTTCTCCAAATCTCCGCTTCTTCGTCAACGTCCGGTCTAAACTGCTTGATTTCATTCTTAAAGCCGGGAAGCTTGTCAAAACTGAAATCAGACATTTCAAATGGTTTGTAAAGAAGCTTGTGCATTTTCGAGCATGAGTTAGCAACCGTGCCGACCTTGTATGTATCGTATTCAGACCACCAGTACAGCGGCGCTACAATGTCCAGCGCTACGACAATCATCCGCATGAACTTCCCGTGATCGGTTCCAGCAGACGCAAGCCTGTACATCAAATCATAGTCGTTATTGCCAACGACGAAACCATTTCCATTAACGACCGCGCTGTCAATTTGCGCCCATGAATTTTTAGGATTTCGCATCCCGCGAATTGCCGCTTTCCATCCGAATGTGGAAACATTTTCGATTTTCAGCATCAGATATCACCTACTTCCCGGTGCTGCGAACGGTCGGAATCGAATCCCCAAGGGTAACGCTTCCGAAGCTTTTCAACGTTCATCTGCATGACGGTTTCCAGATCAATGCCGATAGCTGTTGCAGTCTCGGCGATGTACCAGCACACATCACCCAATTCCTTTGCGACGTGTTCCAAGTCCAGAACGTGGCCTTGCATGAAGTTCTTTTTCACAAGGTCTGCGATTTCGCCGGATTCACCGGCAAGCCCCAAGGCTCCATTAAGCAGCCTATAATCTGGGGACAGGTCTTTATTGCTTGTCCGCATGGCAAGCTGCTGATATTCATTGATTGTCATTGTTGCTCACCTTTCACGTTTCTTTGATGCGAATGCCATGAATCCACAGCATCAATTTTCTTTTAACGATGTAGTCATTTGTCCTAAAGCCTTTTGTGTCCTCTACAACGATTTCCCCGTTTTGGATGTATGCAAAGTCGGCTATGTAGCTGCATTCCTTCTCAAGCAGTTTTCCGGGCTTAAAACAACCCTTCTTGCGCCCCTTTGTATATATTTCGTTGCAGTATTCACGTTGCGCCGGAATAAGGACATACTTTACTTGCCTTTGTAGGTTCTGAATTGTCCCAGCCCTTTCAAGCAGGGACAATTCCTTGAACCGCCTGTATTCCTTCACGGAATCGTATGTAACGCCGTCAACTGTGACTTTGCGACTTCCGTACTTGGATTTTTGGCTGTACCCCATCAGAGATCGCACCGACCGGAAAGATTCCTGCTGTGCGTCATAGGGCAAATGCCGTGGTATCGCTCCAAGCAGCGCTTACAGAACGCCTTGTGGCTGTCCTTCGGATAGTTGGTAGTGGGATTGACAACGGGCTTATGATAGCCGGTCTGATGGTTGGTCTTGGTCTTGTTCATGTTTTATTCTCCTTTCAGAACGGCAGATCGCCGTCATCGTCCATGTCTGTGAACGCCTGACCTGCGTTGCTGTTTGCCGTCGCAGCCTGTCCGCTTGACCTGCTTTCACAGAATTCATGGCGGTCAACAACGATGTCCGTTGTGTAGTGTTTCACGCCGTCTTTTTCATAGCTGCAGGTCTGAATTCTTCCTTCAACGGCAATCTTTGTTCCTTTGCGAAGATAGTTCCCGGCAAATTCCCCGGTCTTGCCCCAAGCAACACAGTTGATGAAGTCTGCTTCCTGCTGACCATCCTGCTTGAACGGACGGTCAACAGCCAAGCGATAGGAAGCGACTGCCTTGCCGGACTGCGTATATCTGATTTCGGGGTCGGCTACCAAGCGGCCAATCAGAATGACTTTATTCACTGGCCGTCACCCCCGAACAAAGCAGACTTAATATCTTCTGCCGGTGCTTCCTGCACAGGTTCAGACACCGGTTCCATGTCGATAACATCAGGGTCATTGTCAACATAGTCCTTCGTGCCGTCATCGTTGATAACCGCCATATCAGCATCGACGGCAGAAGCCATGTCGATAGACATGATGCCCCACTTGCTGATAAGCTGTCGCAGCATCGTTTTGTATGCCATGCCGTCAAAGTCTTTGTACCAGAACGATGAATACATCCATGCGTCTTTCGGGTCAAAGTTACCGGCCACATAGTCAGAATATGAAACCTTTGTTTTTTCACCGTATCTTGTCTTGACCGTGCCGCCGTTGGCCGAAAACGCCTGACTGTACTTATCAGCATGGGCAAGCATCTTCTTCTTGCTCCAATAGATGGCCTTGCGAAAACCGTTGGTATACTCAAACATGGCATAGTAGCCGATTGTTTCAGCCGCTTCCCTTGCTTCTTCGTCCTCAATCAGCCTGACTTCGATTTCCTCGTTCAGCGGGTCGAATTTGATAAGTTCGCCGTCCTTGATAGCAAGGACATTCAGCTTCTTGTACTGGCCAGATCGGATAGCAAGCTGAATATAGCCCTTATAGCCAAGCTGGAACTGCGCCACTTTGCCGCGCTCCCTGTCGTTGAACGGAACCATGTAATACTGTCCAAGCTGCGGGGAAGGGGAAAGCTTCAGACTTTCGCCCAGCAGCGCAGCGGAAAGGATGCTCTGATTTGTGCATTCCTGAAGTCCGGGGTTCGTCTGAACCGCAGACACGACAGCGGAAATGAAGCGCTGGCCGTCCTTGCCGCCAATGACCTGATTGATACGCTGCTTGACTGCATCCCCGGTGAGATATGAGCCGATGCCAAGCCTTTTCTGTGACTTCTGAAGTGAATTATTGACTGCCATTTTCATTCATCCTTTCTTAAATCGCCTTGTATTTGATGCCGTTACCTCTAAGCCATGCGCCAAGCGCCCTTGCTTCGTCTGCGGAAAGAAGCGCCTGAAAACCAATCCATTGACGGGAAGGTTCATGCTGCACCGCTCTTTCAAATGCCCGTCTTTCGGTGCTTTCAATCGCCTTTCCGATGTCCGTTTTTGGCTCGGTTGCTTCTTCCTTGCGTTTCTGCCGCTCCGCTTCCCATGCAGCCCTTTTCTCGGCCTGTTCCTGAAGCCTGTGGGCTTCGCTGACGGCTTTTGCAAGGTCAAGGGTATCAACGTAGCATTCACGCGCTTCAAAGGCGAAGGACGGCAAAGAATCAATTACATCAAGGTCTTTTGCGATCTGTTCAAGCTTGCCGTCAATTGCTCCCTGAATAGACTTCATAGAAACAGAAGCGTTCAGCCACTTGTCATCAAGAATCTGTCTGAAAGAAACAGCTTCCGGAACCTTGTTGTCCGCAAGAACGGAATGCCAGTATTCTTCAATGGCTTTCAGCTTTTCGGATTTCTGCTGTTCCTCGAATTCTTTGACCTGCTTGTCCACGACAGATACCGATTTGTCGATGATCTTGACAAGCTCGCCAACCTGTGCCTTGAAGGTGTTGAACGGCTGCATATAATCTTTTTCCTGCCGGATGCGTTCATCGTTCAAAGCTTTCTTCAGCCGATTCAGTGCAGCCCTGTCTGCCTTTGCTTCCTTCACCTGATCTTCCGTGTAGACCATAGTTTCATAGACAGACACCTTTGAAAGCAGCTCTGCCCGAAGCTCTTCATAGTTGAAGGTAATCGGCGCGGGAAGCGCCGCTTCGTTGATTTTAAGTTCCATTTTTTCTAACTCCTTTTTAGATTTCCGGCAGAAGCAATGCCGGTTTTTTGTTGCTTTTAACGCATTTCCAAAAATCCGCTTCTTTCCGCGCAAGATAATCAATATCTTCCTGCACTTCCGACCGCTCGATCTTGTAATGCTTTGTGTGCAGCAAGATTTCACCGCCAAAGTCGAACTTTAGCTGTGCTTTCAAGACAGCAAATTCAAATTCCGTTACCATCAGGTAATGCAAAACCTGAATGTAGTAATTGTCTGGAATCCGGTGATTCCATTTTTCCTTCTGCATACTCTGAAGGATGTTCGTGGTCTTGATTTCAAGGATGCCTTTTCTTCCGTCCTGATCTGTCAGCCAGCCATCAAGGGAAGCATGGGCGAAAGGATATTTGTCATTCAGCCACAAGTTGTTTTCTATGTATTCAACCTGATATTCGGGGAAATCCAAGCGGAACAGCCCTCGCAAGTGCATTTCAGCTTGTGTGCCGTACTTGACATATGGCTTATCGCTGATATCTTCCGGCTGCACAAGACCGGTCTTTTCCTGCCACAGCTCCAAATTGGTTTTGTATGGGTTCAGACCGATGACAGCCGAAGCATCTGACCCGCCTATATAATTTGACCGGGCTTCGAGCCATTCTCCCCGGCTGGACAAGGTTTTCATTTCTATCAAGGGTGTCATCACTCCTTTTCTGTATTGTGGTTCACTCAGCTCTTCCCGACTAACGTCCGTACTTCTTCAATCGGGATGTCCAGTGCAGCCGTTAGCTTCAGCGTGGTTGCAATCGTCCAATCACACGATGGCTTCTTGAACACATATTCGATCTGCTTCCTTGACATATGCGTTTTTAAGGCCAGATCAGCATTCGTCATGCCAATCGCCATCTTTCGCCCGAAAACCAGCTCCTTTATCGGGTCACGCGGTTTTCTGCCGAGCCGCGTTTTTGGCATTGTTGGATTCTCCTTTCATTGTGTGTCCGGAATAGACACTTAGTCGGCAAAAAAAATACGGTCTACCATATCGCTATCAAGGTTGTACTTGGCTTTGATTTTGAAAATCTCGCCCTGCTTGAATTCCGTGCCGTTCTCGTTGATCTTGTTGGACACGCTCTGTTCCGTAATGCCGAGATATTCAGCAAGTGAAGCGTTCGTGTCCCCATGTAGAACCATGATGCTTCTAAGCAGCTTACCGTTCATAGTTGCCGTCACCGTCCTTCCATATATATTGACCTGCCATCATCAGTGCCGGGCGGTCATTCCCGGCAGCCGGACAGAGGGCCGTTTCGGCTTATGCTCTGCTGTTCCACATTCTTTGCACCGTTGACTGATCTTGTGCGTAGCCGGGGTCAATGCCCGCCGTGCAATCAACGCACCACACGCGCCAGCGCCAGCGCCAGCCGGACGGATGGCTGTACCGCTCGTATACGATGTCGGTGCATCCGCAAAACGGGCAAGGCTTCAAGGCTTTCGCCGGATTCGGCCTGAAAATGTTGTTATAGTTACCCATCATTGTACCCACCTCGTCCACACAGACTTACTTTTTGTCTGCTTCTTCAAGCAGGAGCGTCAAGGCTTCTTTCAGCTTCCGCAGTTCGTAGCCCTCATAAAGATCGGCAATCAGCACACGGTTGACAGTCAGATTGACGGTTTTGACCGCCTGTTCGATTTTCTCTTTCTCGTGGTTCAGCATTGTCGTTCTCCTTTCAAATGGCTTTGTAGTGACCCGGTTCGTCCATCGGCTTTACTTCCACAGTGGACACCAACGCCCACCAAGTCGATTCCGGGTAAAGATTTCGGTCGCTTCTCAGGATAGTTCGATTCTGGAAGTGGATAGCCTTCCAACCATTGTCGTGTACCAGTTTCATGTCAATCTCCTTTCAAATTACCAACGGTCAAAGGCATTCAGAATGTATTCACGATTTTCAGGCGTGTCCGGCAGATTGTAGCCGGAATAGTCATTCCCAAGGAACAAATCACCGTCATCGTTGATCCCGCAGGTCAAGCCGGTTTCATCATCTTTTCTCCAAATAGTCATTGTGCGTTCTCCTTTCTGGGCGGTTTAGCCGCCGCCCTGTGGCTTCGTTATTCAATAACAAGCTTTCCGATTCTGCTGTCATACTTGTGACGCTCCATATAGATTTCACATTCATAGTGGTAATTGCTTTCAAAACGGAAGAATTTCTTTCCATCCGGGAAAACCTCATAAACTGTATAAAGCATTTCAATTTCTCCTTCCATTCTATGCGGGGGACTTGCCGCCCCCGCTCGGCTTGCTTGAATTGTCAGTCAACCACAAAGTGGGGAAGGTTCGCGTACTGGCTCACATCCGGGGCTTTTGTCGTTGGCCGGAAGGCGTTGCGACCGGTCTGCTCCTTGACCTGCTCTTTGCAGATTCGGCAAGCGTCCTTCGCGTTGTTCGCGCTAACGAACATGTGCTTAAGGTATTCGTGGCGGTTCTTCTTGATCCAGTAAAACACCTGATAGTTTTTCATTTTTATTCTCCTTTTCCTTTCTGCCTGTCTGCGTTGTGTCTAAATCAGACACCAGAATGTAAAAAATATATCGGCTGCCGCCGTTCGGTGTCTCTTTAGGACACCATTACTATACTACGATAATTTTTTTCTGTCAATAAGATTTTCAAGGGTTTCTAAAAAAATATTTGATTTTTAGGAAACAGGCGTGTATTATTAAGACACTGAAAGGCGGTGATACCAATGGATATAGGAAAGCTGATAAAAGATGCAAGAATCGCAAAGGGCTTGACGCAAGAAGAACTTGGGAAGCTTGTAGGGGTTCAGAAGTCTGCTATCGCTAAGTACGAAAACGGCAGGGTCGTTAATATAAAAAGAAGCACCTTGCAAGGCTTGGCAAAGGCGCTTGATCTTAAAGGGTCGGATTTAATCATTGAATCCGACCCCCAAGAAGCTGCTACATTAAGTGCAATGGTGCTGTCAGACAGCGATTTGCATGAAGTCGTAGAGCTTTATTTATCCCTAAATGATGAAGATAAAAAGACCTGCAAAGAGCTTTTAAGGCGTTTGGCAAAAAAGCAAGATTGATAGCTCCAATATATATTCTTGCTGCGATTCTGTTAGGCCTATCAAAATTCTATTGATGTTCACGATGTTTTCAAAACTTTCATTGCTGCATTGATTTAAAGATTCATTGATTCGACTTATGTATTCAGATCGCAACATTCCCACAACATCCCCCTTGTGTTTTGGCGTCAGCGATCATCCCACAAATCTTCCACCGGCACGCCGAGTGCACGCGCGATCTTGACAGCAAGCAGCACATTCGGGATGCGCTTACCGCTTTCGATTTCGCAGATTGTGCTTGCAGCCGTGCCGGACAATAATGCAAGTTCACGCTGACTTAGTCCTTCAAACGTCCTGTAATATTTTACTTTACAAATTATTTCACCCATATTCCATCCATAATGCAATGTTATCACTTAAATGCGCTGTTTTGCGGAAAAATTCTGATATCAGAACACCGATCATTATTTTTGTCATTTTTGTGCATTTTATGCTGTGATAATTGTGAAAAAAATTATGGAAGCAAAGGAGAAAAAGCATGATATGCCGTAGCTGCAAGCGTGAAATTCCGGACGACTTGCATTTTGTGTTTTGCGGATATTGCGGCGAAAGGCTAATCCGAGAACGCAAAAAGAAAGATGAAATAAAAATACCCACGCCGCGAAAGCGTGGGAACAAGTGGTATGTGGATTTACGGCGCGAAGGTGTGACCGTCATCGAGGACACCGAAGCAGAAGCAAAGGCCAAGGCGCTTGCTATCCGCGCCGGTTTCATTGACGCAGAAAAAAAGCGCCCACCGCTTACGCTGCGGCAAGCAATAGACAGCTATATTGCAGACCGCGACAATGCGCTTTCCCCATCCACCGTGCGCGGCTATTACACGATCCAGCGAAACGCCTTTGCAGATGTAATGGATGCGGACATTTATTCCGTAAGCAACTGGCAGTCAGCGGTCAACCGCGAAGCCGGTAGAGTTTCAGCAAAGACTGTTCGGAACGAATGGCGGTTGGTCAAATCTGTTCTGAAACGTAATAAGGTTGATTTTGATGTTACATCGCTGCCACAAGTAGTACACGATGAACTGCCATGGCTGGATTACGATCAAATAAAGCTGTTCCTCGCCGCTGTGCGCGGAGCACCGTGTGAGCTTGGTGCGCTGTTTGCGCTGCACAGCCTACGGCGGTCTGAATTGCTTGCACTGACGCCAGACAAGATCAAGGACGGGAAGATATTAGTTCATGGCAGCGCCGTCTTTAATAAAGATAATCGACTTGTGCAAAAGGTGGAGAACAAAAACACAACATCGCGCAGGGAAATTGAAATCATGATACCGCGCCTTGCCGAGCTGATCGCGGAGAATACAACACCATCCGGTTCACAGTATATTCGCACCAATCCAAACACTTTGTGCGCCCAGATAAACAGAATCTGCGCACAAAACGATTTGCCGCTTGTTGGCGTGCATGGTCTGCGGCGAAGCTTTGCATCACTTGCATATCATCTTGGATGGTCAGAACAGCAGACAATGAAGGTTGGTGGATGGTCGGATTATAAAACCGTACACGACATTTACGTCAAGCTTGCAGCCGCCGATGAGAAGCGTGATATAAACCGCATGAAAGCATTCTTTAATTGA